AAGTGCCGTTGGTGATATGACCACAACAACCGGTGTGGGGGGTATGCCTACTACAAATGTCGTTGGTGATATGACCACAACAACAGGAGGATTCCCTGATAGTCCTTTTGAAGGTCAGGTATATATGGATGGAAATAATGTGACTTGGATCTTTGTTCAAGGAGAATGGAGGGAAGTAGGACCTACAGGTGACACACCTCCCGTTACAGGCGAACCTCCCGTTACAGGCGAACCTCCCGTTACAGGCGAACCTCCCGTTACAGGAGAGCCACCCATTACAGGAGAGCCACCCATTACAGGAGAGCCACCCGTTACAGGCGAACCACCCGTTACAGGCGAACCACCCGTTACAGGACAGTCGGAAGTAGACAAATTAAACGCATTGGTCGCTAAACTGGAAGCGGAACAAAAAGCAGAACGAGACGCATGGGCAGCCCAACAAGCAGAAGCCACACAGAAATATACGTTGACGGGTCCTTCAATCGGTTATAATCCCTATGTGAGCGGACAATATCAATCAGATCCTTATGGCGCTGCCGGAGTTCCGGATCTTGGTGGCCTAACCACTATTCCAACACCGGCTCCTTGGCAACCACCCACTTTACAACCATGGCAAGCCCCAACATCTACTTCAAACCCGTGGGGAAAATGACATAGACGAAATACAATTCGCGACGGCTGTAACGCGCGCNATAGAGAAAAAAGAGCAGCAAATCCAGGAAATGATGACCAATGGTGAAGTCAAAAATTGGGAACATTATNNNAATCTTACTGGACACATCGAAGCGCTGAATTATATCCGCGAAGAAATACGGACATTATTAAAAAATCAGGACATAATTGATGACTAATCCAAATGTAATGGCAATGGAAGAAGAATGGAAAAAAGCGGAGACAGAGAAAGCTGCTTTAGAAAAAGTATATGATAGTGGGAAAAAGAAAGGCGACGCTGGTACGTTAAATCCAGATAAGCTGGACTCCAAGCTGTTGGATAAATTACCTGAACCAACGGGTTGGCGCATAATGATTTTACCTTACAGAGGTCAAGGAAAAACGGAGGGCGGTATTGTCTTAACCAACGAAACAGTGGAAAGACAACAAGTCGGAAGTGTTCTTGGCTATGTATTAAAAGTAGGTCCACAGGCCTACGACGGAGAAAGATTTTCTAGCGGACCTTGGTGTAAACCGGGGGACTGGGTATTGATCGGAAGATACGCAGGTTCTCGCATACACATAGAGGGCGGAGAAATAAAACTGCTGAACGATGATGAAATCATTGCTACAGTACCAGACCCAGAAGCAATTCTGCATCAATTTTAATCATGGAGAATAACCATGCCAAAGCATAAATTAAATCTCAACGCTGCTGAAGAAACCGTACCTATAGATGATACGGGTCCTGAAGTAGATGTTGATATTGACGAAGATCCTGCACTTCCTATTGAACCGCAACAACCCGACAAACCTATATTAGGGAACGAAGGGGGTGCGGAAGCAATACCTGAAATAGAAATCGAAGAAGTAGCAAAAACCGAAACCGACGAACACGAAGAATATAGTAAGAACGTAAAGAAACGAATAGATAAATTAACTGGGAAACTTAGAGAATCAGAACGAAGAGAACAACAAGCTGCAACTGAATATGCAAAGAATGTATATACCGAAAATCAAAGTTTACAACAACAAAAACAAAACTTAGATGGCAATTATATTATTTCAGAAGCTAACAGAATTACAGCCGAAACCGAAGCAGCGAAAAATGTATTAAGAAAAGCAAACGAAGAAGCAGATACCGACGCACAAGTAAACGCACAACAGAAACTGGCTGCTCTTGCAGTGGAAGCCCAGCGCGTGCAGGCTTTAAATCAAGAGCGTAATGTCCGTCAAGGACAAGTACAGGCACCACAACATTTTACGCAAGAAAGTGTGCCACAGGCCCAGCCATCTTATCCAGACCCGGATCCTAAAGCTCAAGATTGGGCGGAAGAGAATTCTTGGTTCGGAAATGACAGGGCTATGACCATGACTTCTTTCGTAATTCATCAAGATTTACTCAACGAAGGGTTTGACGCCACCAGTAATGAGTATTATGATGAAGTTAATAAACGAATTCGTACAGAGTTCCCCCATAAATTTGATGGTAGAACACAAGCGAATCGTCCCGCTCAAGCGGTTGCATCTGCTAAACGCAGTGCTAAGTCTGGGCGCAAGACTGTGAGACTCACACCGTCACAGGTAACGATAGCAAAGAAATTGGGTGTGCCTTTAGAAGAGTACGCGAAATATGTTGAATAACGTGGAGCAACAATGACAACGAAAAATAAAAACATCGACGAAAGTCGTGAACCACGCGAAGCCCAAACTCGCGAAAAGAAAGTAGCGAGAAAACCATGGGCCCCGCCATCCGCATTGGATGCACCAAAACCTCCCGAAGGACATGTTCACCGCTGGGTGAGATTAGAGGTCAGAGGCCAAGATGATCGTAAGAACGTCATGGCTCGACTTAGAGAAGGTTGGGTACCTGTGAGAGCAGATGAATACCCAGACTTTGAATCTCCGATAGTTGAACAAGGTAAATTTGAAGGAGTGATTGGAGTTGGCGGGTTGATTCTATGTAGGATTCCTATCGAAACCGTACAGGAAAGAGAAGCTTTTTTTGCGTCTAAAACGCAAAATCAGATGGATGCTGTCGATAACGATATGTTGAGAGATGGAAGTCACCCCTCGATGTCTATCAGTAGACCTGAGAGACAATCTCGCGTAACAATAGGTGGAACCCAAGGTTCATCCGAATAAGGGTTCTTGATTTTAATTCTTGGAATTTAGAGACAAGAAATGGCAAATGTAGACAAAGCCTTTGGCTTAAACCCCTATAAGGGGAACAGCGCCGGTTCTTCCGTTCAGATAGTTAACAAGTACAATATTAGCACAGCCGGATATGGTACAAGCATCTACCAAGGTGACTTAACCATATTTGCAAGTGGTTTTATCAACTCAGCAGGAGTTAGTTCTCCTAATATAGTTGGTGCGTTTTCGCATTGTTATTATGTTGCTACTGACGGAACTCCTACCTTTAAGAATTACTATCCAGCCAGCACAACGGCACTTGGAAGTGGAGCCATAGANGCTTNTATCTATGACGATCCTAATCAATTGTTTGTTGTTCAGGCGGACGGTGCTTCGGCCCANACATGTATAGGCAGAAATGCTGATACTGAGGGCATAGGTGGTAGTACGACAACTGGTGTTGCTACTCGCGAACTCGACTCTAGTACCATTAACACTACATTGGCACTTCAGCTTAAAATTGTGAGTGTGGTCCAAGACGACGTAAACGGTGACCTCACCGCAGATAATGCAAACTTAGTTGTTTTAATTAATGAGCATTACATGCGTGGTGGAGTTGCTGGTACATAAGGAGTAATATAAATGGCAATTACTAGAGCCCAATTAGTCAAAGAATTACTTCCAGGTTTGAACGCATTATTCGGCCTTGAGTACGATAGATATGACAAGGAATCAGAAGCAATTTTTGAAACCGAATCAAGTGATCGTGCTTTCGAGGAAGAAGTAATGNTNACAGGCTTTGATACCGCACCGGTTAAGTCAGAAGGAGCAGGCGTAGCGTTTGACCAAGCCCAAGAGGCTTTCACGTCACGTTACACACATGAAACTGTCGCGCTGGCATTCAGCATTACAGAAGAAGCGGTCGAAGATAACTTGTACGATAGATTATCGGCAAGATATACTAGAGCGCTTGCAAGAAGTATGGCGAACACCAAGCAAATCAAAGGAGCTTCTGTATTAAATAGAGCTTTCAATTCAAGTTACCCTGGCGGTGATACGAAAGAACTTTGCGCAACTGACCACCCNACTGTGGGTGGTGCTAACTTGCGGAATGAACTTTCAACATCTGCTGACCTGAGCGAAACTTCATTGGAACAAGCACTAATTGATATAGCTGCCTTCACTGACGAGCGTGGTTTAAAAGTAGCACTTCAAGGGACTAAGTTAATTATCCCTAAAGAGCTACAGTTCGTGTCTGATAGAATATTGGAATCACCCGGCAGAGTAAGCACTGCTGATAATGATATTAACGCTATACGCAACATGGGACTCGTCCCTGAAGGCTATACTGTTAATCATTATCTGACAGATACTGATGCTTGGTTCATCAAGACTGATTGTCCGAACGGATTCAAAATGTTTGATCGTTCACCAATCAGAACTTCGATGGAAGCTGATTTTGATACTGGTAATGTTAGGTACAAAGCTCGCGAAAGATACTCATTCGGGTGGTCTGACCCCCGTTGTGTATTTGGTAGCCCTGGAGCATAAGGCTAATACGTAATTATGGAACCCCGCCGGGGGTTTCTTACTCAACCCGGCACCTTATTTCTATTCCCTTTAAAACTTTTTCTGATATACTCAAATCATTCCGAGATAATTTGTTGTATCAACTGACTCGGCAGACTTACTCCAAGATGATATAACAGTTTTAGTTAGGAGAATAAAATGGCTAAATCAACTTTTTCAGGTCCAGTAAGATCCCTTGCTGGGTTTATCAATGCAGGCTATAGCTCTGTTGTCAGCTTAACTGCTAATACTACAATTACAGTAGCTTTACACGCAGGTAGGCCTCTTTTATGTAATGATGCAGACGGAGTGTTCACACTTCCTAGTATCGTGGTTACAGAACCTACAGATAAAACAGATCCAAACCAATTAGCTAACTTAGGTGCCCAATTCACTTTTATAGTAGTAACTGCTGCTACAGATATGGATATTACAACTGATGGTACAGACAAGTTTGTTGGTGGGTCGTATACCGGTCTTGATGATAGTGCAGCGGGTAAGAGCTTTATTTCTGCTTCATCTAATGATACGTTTACTCAAAACGGTACCACTAAAGGTGGATTAGTAGGAAGTATTGTAGTTTTCACTGCAATGGCAAGTGCTAAATACCACGTAGCGGGACAGTTATTAGGTTCAGGAACTTTAGTAACACCATTTGCTGACGCTTAATAGGAGGTAGACATGGCTGATTCAGTCACAGGACCAACTATTCAGTACGACTTTGATAAGAAACTGGTCACGTATTGTTCTGTATATTCAGATGGAAGTGGCAGTAGCACAACATTAGTTGATGTTTCTGCACTCGAAAAATCGACTACGAACGGTAACTCATGCACGCACGTTGCACTAAATAAAATTTGGTACACCGTAAGCGGAGCCCCTGATGCACCGGCTTCCCTAAATTGGGATGCAACGACAGACGTTACTTTTTTAACTTTATCGTATGACAATGCGTTCGATTTCAGTGATATAGGTGGTTTAATAAATACAGAGGCATCCGGTTATACCGGCGATGTCCTATTGGTTATACCTTCTACAGCAGATGCTGGTAATGAATACACGGTTTGGGGTGAATTCTTAAAATATTACGAAGCACCGCATAACTAGGAGAAAGTATGCCTGGATTAACACGCAGAAGAAATGCTATACGAGAAGGAAT